GGCGCTGTTGCCATCGTTGCGGTGGAGCAAGACACGGTTGTCTACATCGGCGGAAGTTATACTGAGGGCGTATTCGCATTGCCGCCACAGCCAGAACCTCTGCCTGAAATCGTAGAAGGCGAGTCCGATGTTCTGCCTGAGCCTGAAGCCACGGAGCCACCTGATGACCCGCTCCCAAGTTGACGCGATCATTGACCGACTGGACGCGCAGTCCGTAAAGATTGACGCGCTCAAGGCTGAGATTGACCAGATGAAGGGCGGCCTTGCCGTTCTCAAGGGGCTTGGCGCCCTACTCGGCGTAGGAGGAATCGGCACGCTTCTGGCGTGGTTGCAATCTCAATCAGGCAAGTGAGGTTGCGCGCACTCCTGCTCGCGCTGGCAATCGTCTTGCCATTCGTTCAGCCTGTCTACGCGCTTGACGATCTTGAGGAGTGGGACTTCAGCACCGACTCAAACGGCACGGTCGTCGTCAACGAAGACGGCTCCGTCACGCTCGGAGGCGCGAACAACCCGCTCCCTGAGCAGCCGCGATGGAACGCGCTAACCAGCCTGACCACAACCGCACTAGAAGCTGAGACGGCGCAGTACCTCTGGTCGTACCTGACGACCGACGGCGCGTTCTACGACAAGCCGCAGTATCTCGTGGGCGGCGAGTGGCTCACGCTTGCAGAGGGCGGCACACAATCAGCAACTGGCTACATCGAGGTGGTGCTGGCCGCAGGTGACCTGTTCGGCTTCCGCGTGCTGTCTACCGACTCGTGCTGCGGCATCGGCTTCCTCACAATCGCCGTAGGCAGCCCTACGCCGTCCTCAGAGCCGACTCCTGAGCCAACCCCTACCCAGACACCAGAACCACCTTCACCAAGCCCTAGCGTGGCTCCTACCCCTACGCCAGAGCCTTCTGTAGAGCCGACTCCGACGCCTGAACCTGAGCCTGAGCCAACTCCAGAGCCAACCCCAGAACCAACACCCGAACCAACCCCAACACCAACGGAGGAGCCAAGTCCTGAGGTGACAAATGCACCGACACCAGAACCAACACCAGAGCCAACGCCTGCACCAACAGAAGTTGCGCCATCTCCTTCCGTATCTCCTGATCCCACTCCTGTACCTACTCCTGAACCCGAACCCGCTCTGCCAGTTGTAGGCGCAGCGGTCGAGGCGGTCGGCGAGGTGTTCGCCAACATCGCGGCCATCACTGAGATCGGCGAAGACCTTGACCCGATTGAGAAGGAAGAAGCGCAGCCGGTTGCCGTCGCAATCATTGCCAGCCAAGTTGCAAGTGTGGCTGCCGCAGCGTCAAATGCCGCACGAGCGGCTGCTAACATTGGCGGCGGCGGACCAGCGGGAGGCAATGGAAATACGCCGAGCCGAAAGGGTGGTCGCCGTGCTTAGGAACATCATCAATGATCTGGTCGGAGGCTCGTGGACGATCCTCGGTCTGCTCTTCGCAGTGGTCGTACTGCCAGAGGGTCAGACGCAGAGCACAATGGCAACGCTGTTCGCCCTAATGACAATCATCTGGGTGGCGACAGGATACTGGAGGTGGAAAGAATGACAACCGAAGATCACATCAAGGAACTCAAGGAGCAGGGCTGGACGCGGATTGACATCGCGCCTGACGAGTGGGTGGCACTCGTCCCGAACGACGATGCAAGCGCCTACGGCGGCACGCTCTGGAAGCGTGGCGACAATGGCAACGACTACTCAGAGGGCTGCACGTGCGGTCATCCGATCAGCGCGGCACTCGACTTCCAGAAGGCTGGTCTTGCACTCGCCGCGCACATCAAGGAAGAGATCGGCGAATGAAGTACCAGATCAAGTCGCAACTCTATTCTGACGCCGAGGCGCAGAGGAAGGTCGGCGCCATCCTTGACGACTGCGGTGCATCGAGCGCAGCTGCGGCTGCGGCCTTCGTGAACGGCTACTCGCCAGACTTCAGCGCAGCCGACGGCGTAGCGGCGAAGGAGCGCGCCACTGGCTTCAAGGAGAAGCAGGGCGTCAGCGACAACGGCTCGTCTCTCAGCGAACTTATGAAGACCGTCCGCGAACTGGGCTGCAAGGCAAAGCCTGCAGACACCTTCGCCGAGGCGGTAGAAGCTGCGAAGGCAGGCGCCGCACTCATCGTCTGGGTGCAGGCACCGATCGGCTACCCAAAGCAGGCGCTCTCAAAGTGGCACCGCAACTGGGCATCCTACTGGCAGAAGAAGGACCCGAAGGTGATCGCCGCAGGCTATGGCCATATGACCTCCGCAGGCTACGACGCCGAGGCGAAGACGCTGGTCTTCGCCGACCCAACGTTTGATGAGCGTAATCCGAAAGAGAAGTTTGCCGTGCCGGTGACGGAGGCAGAACTCAAGGCGATCGCTTCAGGCAAGCCAGGCTCGCCTGCATCACACATCGTCATTGTGACGAAGAAATGAAAGGAAAAGAAATGAGCAAGTTCCAGAAGGTTCTAGACGCAAGCAAACTCGATGAGATGATCTTGGACGCAGTTCGCACGTTCCTAACCGTTTCTATCTCGGTGGCACTCGGTCTTGGCATCCCGCTCCTTGACATCACTGGCGGCGACTTCCGCACCGTGCTGTCAGCAGGGCTGGCGTCAGGCTTGGCGGTCATCGTCAAGGCACTCGACCCAAGCCAGACGGACTACGGAATCAACGGAAAGAAGTAAGTCTTGACAACGGCGTGAGCCGTCGTCAGGATCGCTTCAGCGGGTCGTAGCCGATCCGCAGTAGGGGGAGGTTCAATGGGTGGAATAGACGAGTTCCTGGAGCTGCAGAGCGTGACCAAAGGTCCGCGCTGCGGCTACCAGTTGCTTGACATCTCGGACTCTGATCGCAAGGCGCTAGACGAGGCATTGGCGGCCGCACGAATCACCGCAAGGGCAATCCAGAAATGGTGCGAGCTTCGCGGGCAGAAGTGGGCTGACTACAACATCCAGCGACATAGGAGAGGAGACTGCAGATGTCAGAAGATCTGATCGAGTTCCAGCGCGAGGACGAACTGAACGAACTGAAGTCGGCGCACCGACGCGCACTTCGCGCACTCGCCAAGAAAGATCAGCAGACCGAAGAACTCGTGGAGGCGGTCTACCGCGCCGCAAAGGACGCAGCGGTCGGGATGAAGATTCCAGCCGTGCCAGCGCCTAAGCCGGACAAGCGCAAAGGAAAGCGCGAGGTGGCGGTCGTTCAGTTGAGCGACTGGCAACTCGGCAAGAAGAGCGTGGACTACGACATTGACACTGCGGCAAAGCGGCTGCAGCTACTCGCGGAGAAGGTCAAGCGGGTCGTAGAGATTCAGCGCAAGGATCATCCTGTGGACACGGTGAAGATTCTGCTGACTGGCGACCTCGTGGAGTCAGACGGCAACATCTTCCCAGGACAAGCCTACGAAGTTGAGGCTGGCGGTCTGTACGTCCAAATCTTCCGAGGTGCGGAGATGCTCGCGCAGTTCGTGCGCGCGATGGCCGCACTCTTCCCGAATGTCGAGGTCTACGGTGCAATCGGCAACCACGGACGCTTAGGACGCTACTCAGATCACTCGCCAGAATCCAACAGCGATGCAATCCTCTACAACATTGCGCGGTCGCTCGTGCAGACAGAGAAGCGCGTGACGTGGAAGGAGAGCCTGACCGTCGGCGGTCGGCACTGGTACGACACGCTGGAGCTGCCAGGCGGCAAGATCGGGATGATCGTCCACGGCGATCAGTTCAGAGGTGGACTTGGGATGCCGTGGTACGGCGTTGCAAAGAAGGCGAGCGGCTGGCGCTTGAGCGTCGCGCCGTTTGACTACCTCTGGTTCGGACACTGGCATCAGCCGGCGCGACTCGTCTTGGCTGACGGCAAGATCACGACGTGGTGCTCACCGAGCCTTGAGTCCAGCAACCGCTTTGCGCAGGAAGTTGTCGGCGCATCAGGTGAGCCAGGTCAATGGCTGATGTTCTTTGACGGCGACGGAGAGGTCTCGGCTGAGTACCTGATCCGCTTGCGCTAGTGGCTCCGTTCGTCCACGACCCGCCTGAGCGCCCACCTGACGGCGCGTGCTCAGTCTGCGACGAGACGACGAGGGTTTGGAGGTTTGCCGAACAGTCGGTGAGCCTGACCCCTGGCTATACTGCGATCTTGGCGTATGCCATCTGCCGAGCGTGCATCGAGGTGATCCTGCAGCTCGTAGATGAGGACGATGACTAGGCCGCCTTCGGGCGGCTAATCCCCCCTGGCTGACCTCCTCCAGCCAGGGGGGGACCACCCTCTTGACAAGCCGTGACGTCACGCTCTACCATCGTGACATCGGGGAGGAACCAGCCAGATGGCTGATCCCGATGAGGAGGTCAAGGTGAACAAGAACTTCGGCTGGGTCAGCCGCAGCGAGCGCAAGGGACACGCCGTCTTCGTGGTCGGCGATCCTACCTCGACCGAACTTCCATCGCTCATCTTTGAGCTGGGCGTTCGTCCGAAGCGCAATGAGAAGCCAGTGGCAGAGCACGCGCCAATCGCGTGGAGCGAGATCGCTCGCATCGCAACCGGCGAAACAACATTCGAGCAGTTGAAGGAGGCAGCAAAGTGAAGGCAATGATTCTGGACTCACTCGCAGTCGCATCGTTCATCGCAGCAATGGTGCTGCTCTTGGCGCTGGGGTCAATGCGATGAAGCTGAACCGGAAGACGCAGCCACTGGTCTACAAGCGAGTGGCAATCAAGACCGACATCCTTGCGGACGAGCGCAGGCGCGCACAGGGCTTGATGGATCTCGCCATCGGCATCTGGGGCTTTGCGTTCGTGGTGTTCCTCTTCGCGGTGCTTGGCTAATGCCTGTCTACGAGTACCGCTGCGGCGACTGCGGACACCGAGAGGAACACACGCACTCAATCCAGAACGTCTACAACCCGCGCTGCGAAAAGTGCGGCCGCTGGATGCGGATGGTCTACACGCCAGCCGCAGTGGTCTTCACCGGCGAGGGCTGGGCAAAGAAAGATCGAGCAAAGAAGGAGGGCAAGTGAGCAAGCAGTACGAGTTCGTCAAGGCAGAGCAGCGCAGTCCTGAGTGGTTTGCACTTAGGGCTGACGGCATCACCGCGACCGACGTGTCGGTCATCGCGGGGCTGAATCCGTACAAGACGCCGTACCAACTCTGGGCAGAGAAGTTGGGCAAATACACGCCAGACCCAGTGGGACCTGCCGCCGTTCGCGGCATCTTGCTGGAGAACGCAGTGGCAGAGTTCTACGAGATGGAGACTGGCCGCGAGCTGCGCCGCAGCAATGGCGTTGTCCGGCTCAAGGAGATGCCGTGGGCAATGGCGTCGCTTGACCGCACCATCGTCGGCGAGGAGGGCTTGGTGGAGATCAAGACCAGCACCTCGCCGCGCTGGAGCCTGCACCCAGTGCCGCCAGAGGTGGTGGCTCAGGTGCAGTGGCAGATGTTCGTGACAGGCGCGCCGTGGTGCGACATCGCAGTCCTGCTCGGCGGTCTCGTCTTCCGCATCGAGCGGGTTGAGGCTAACGTGAACTATCAGACGCAGCTCTACGCAAAGGCAGTGGAGTTCCGCAACGCACTTGCAACACAGACGCCGCCGACCTTGCAGGGCGAGGACAGCGACGCGCTGGCGCAGGTCGTACCGCAGACCAGCGAGGACTACGCGCAGGCTGACACCTCGCTTGACCGGCTGGCTGGGCTTTATGCGGAAAAGCAGTACGAGTCAAAGTTGCTGGACCAAGAACTCCAGAACCTCGCCATCGGTCTCAAGGAGTCCATCGGCGAGAAGGTCGGCATCGTTGGTCAAGGGTGGTCAGCCACCTGGAAGCAGAACAAGGCGTCGGTCAAGACGGACTGGGAGAAAGTTGCAGAGACCCTGCAAGCGGTCGCGCCAGACACTTACGCCGAAGCGGTTAAGCGCCTCACCCAAGAGAAAGCAGGCGCACGAGTGTTCAGGTTTAGAACAGAGGAGGGATCGTGAGCAAGATTGCAGCAGCACTAGCAGCACCATTCGAGGAGAAAGATCTGAAGCATCGTCCTGGGCGCGCTGGGATGACCTTCACCTACGCAGACGCTCGTGCAGTCGCCCAGCGGCTGGATGACGTGCTTGGCATTGAGGGCTGGCAGTTTGAGGTCAAGGTGGCCGACCCGATCCGTGGCGTGGTTCACGGATCGCTGGCACTGGTAGTCGAGGGTAAGACGACGATCCGGCAGGACTTCGGCTACCCGAACTCTGCTCAGGATGACGAGCCGCTCAAGTCCGCAGCTTCTGACGCGCTCCGCAGGTGCGCGGCTCAGGTTGGAGTGGGCAGGAGCCTCTATTCGCCAGAAAAGGGTATCCAAGTACCACCTCGTGGGGTTGCGCCCCGCTCCGTGGCTCCTACAGGGGTCTCCGTTGATTCTACGAGGGCATCTGACGACGACATCATTGCAGCAAAGGCTGCAATGATCTTCGCCGCTTCGGTGGACGATGACCGCTGCTCGCACGGCGAATCCTGGACGCTGAAGCCAGCAGGCATCAGCAAGGTCAGCGGCAAGCCTTACGAAGCGTTCTGGGCTGCAAGCCACAAGGCACCTGACGGCTCGTATTGCCGAGAGAAGCCGAGCGCCAAGTTCCTGAACGCCAAGAAGTCTGCGGAGCCAGCACCCAAACTCGTGCCAGAGGATTCGCTTGAAGAGTTGCCGTTCTAACGGCTGAGAGGAGGACGAAATGAGTCTATGGATCAAGTGGTCAGCAGGAGCGCACCGAGATGCGGTGATCGCCAGCTTGACTGACACGCAGTTCCGAGCGTTTATCACCATCCTTGAAGTGGCGAAGGAGATGCGGAAGGGAGGGGAGTTCCGAGACCGGACACACCTCGCCGCAATCATCGGGCCGAGGCTTGGTCGGGCAGTGCCTCGACTCATTGCCGAGGGCTTGCTGGACGTGTCTGGAGGCGGTGTCGTGGCAGTCTCGAACTGGTCTCGATGGCAAGTCGACCCGACGTCGGCTCAACGTCAACAGAAGGCTCGTGCTCAAAAAGACCCTGTGTCACGGTTTGGTCACGCTATAGAGCAGAGCAGAGAGAGAGCAGAGAGAGAGAAGAGAGAGACTCTTACTAAACGACCCGCAAGTTTGCGAGAGATTCTTGGAGGACAAGGATGACTGAGCAAGAGCTACTAGATCACCTGAAGAGCACGAGCGTGCCTCACCTTGAGCGGATGGAGTACGGCTTCAGCCACTGGGATTGCACGGCGTGGTACGGCCTTCCCTTTGCACGAGTGGACTTTATCTTGGAGTTGAAGTGCCGAGAGGCGCACTACCCAGAGATGCTCATTGAGCAGGCGAAGTACGACTGGCTGATCGAGGAGGCAGGGAAGCGGTCAGCGCGACCTGCGTACATCAACAGCACGCCAGCAGGCATCTTTGCCTGGGACCTGTACCGCGTGAAGGAGCCGAACTGGGAACCTCGCCTGATGCCAGCAACGACCCAGTTTCAGAACACGGAGGAGATCGTCAAGGTGGTCGGCTTCCTGCCGGTCGTAGAAGCGATGAGGCTTCCGTGAGGTCGTTGGCGATTCTTGGGCCGCAAGGAAGCGGCAAGTCAACAATCGCGTCGCTCTTCGTGGAGCATCGTGAGTACCGTCGGCACGGCATTGCGGATGCCATCAAGCACATTGCTGCGATGGCGTACAACGACCTCGGCAAGAGCGAGTCAATCACCGTGAGCCGCAACTTTGGCGACAGCACCTTGACCGGCAGAGAGCTGCTGCAAGACATTGGTGCGGCGATGCGAGGCGTGGACACGCACTTCTGGCTGCGGGTCTGGCGCAAGGACTACTTTGAGTTGAAGCGGATCGGCTTCGGCGTCGTCGTGGATGACGTGCGGCTGGATGCCGAGGTGCAGTACCTGCGAGCCATTGACCCAGACATCTTTATCGTTCGGCTGACAGCCTCGGAGGAGGTCAGGCGCGAGAGGGTGGGCGGCAACCTGTACGGAGCTGCTGACATCACGGAAAGGGGCTGGACAGACAGCAGGGCAGACCTTACGGTGGACACATCGGAGATCTCAACCGAAGAGGCGTATCGTCAGATCACTGATGCAATGGAGGAGGTTGTATGAACGAGCTTGAGGTGCTGGCCGCGCAGGTCGGCTATCGAGTCCAGGACTGCCTTCAGATTGACGGCGTTTGGACGGTCATCCTTGACGACGAGGATGGCGAGATCACAGCCACCGGCGCAACCGCGCAGGAGGCGATTGAGAAGATGGTCGAGCGCCTTGTCTCCGTGCTGAACGGAGTCGGGCATTGAGCGGCTGGGACAGCCTCGGCGTCTTTATCGCTGGGCTGAACCTGATGCTCGCCTTCCTGATCGCGGCGACTCTGCCGAAGGTGAGTAAGAACGGCGGCGGTGGAGCCGCTACCATCTACCTCATCGTGGCGATTGCCACCGTGGTCTGGATTGCAAGGAGCACAATGTGGCAGCAGTAAAAGCGCAGCGAGGTGGACCGCGCAAGGAGCCTGTCTTCAGGCTGACCGCGTGCGGCTCCTGCGCTGGCGTGCTCAACACGCTGAAGGAGTCGTGGCGCGTCAAGGTGATCACCTTTGTCGCCAACAAGCGGCACACCCGCTTCGCCTGGTACCACAGGAGCTGCGTGAAGTGAGCCGCATCGAGCGGAAGGCTCCGTTCCTTGACGATCAAGTCATCGCCGTCCAGGAGGGTCCCGATGCGTGGTGCTACGAGCCAGGAGTCTCTGGCCGCGTCTGGTGCATCCTGAGCCAACGCTACGCCGACGCCATCGCGCCAGATGGCTGGTTCTTCCTGTACGAGAGCATCGGCAACCGCAAGACCAACGCTGACCTCATCAAGCACGGCGTGATGATTGTGCAGCCGAGCCGTTTCACCTTGAGCGACGGCGGCACTGCGCTGCTGGCAAGGCTTGTCTGATGGGCTATTTCAAGGACGAAGCCATCAAGAAAATGATTGACCCTGCCAAGAGCCGCAAGGGGAAGAACAGCCGCGCTCGTGGCAACGCATTCGAGCGCGAGGTTGCCAAGCGCCTGCTCGGTCAGCGCGTCGGGCAGTTTGGCGGCAAGCAAGACGTTGCGAACGATTGGCTCGCCGTGCAGTGCAAGGTGGGCGGCAGCTTCAGCGAGCGTCAGTGGGACTGGTTGCAGACAGTGCCGGTGAAGGGCGATCAGCTGCGTGGCTTGGTGATCGGTGACAGTCCTGGCGTTGGCGGTGGTCGCCGTCGCGCCGTGATCATCCTTGACCTTGACGACTTCTGCGATTGGTTCGTAGCAGCGGAGCCGCCTGAGTGATTGCACTCTTGATGGCGGTCATCTTGACCGTCCATCCAAGTGTGCCAGTGCGGACGCCTCACGGCATCCCAGTGCGCGGCGTCGCATCGTGGTACGACGCAACAAAGAACAACGCCTGGTACACACGCGGCGGCACGAAGTTCTACGCAGCGGTCGGCACCTTCCGTTGGGGCGACGATCCGTACCAGATCAAGGTCTGCCGCGCCGATAAGCCTGAGCGTTGCGTCATCGTCCTCGTCGCCGACTACTGCGGCCGCTGCCATAAAGACCTGAAGCGCAAGTGGACGAAGCGAAGTCGCAGCATTGACTTGTCACCGCACGCCTTCGCCTCCTTGCGCGACTTGCATCTTGGGGTCGTGCGCGTCATAATCACCGAATGGGATGACACTCGTCCCTGAGCAGAGGGAGGGTTATGCGAACCGTTCGTTCCATTCGTGGCGACTGGATGAGGATCATCGCCAGGCACGCATTCCCACGCAAGACCCCACGCGGGCGCATTGAGGCACTCGCTGACGCGCTAGAGATCAGCCGCCGCTCCTGCTACGCCTACGTCGCTGAAGAGCGCCGCGTGCCGGAGGAAGTCGAGCAACGCTTCATCGGTCTCTTCGGCGCTGTCGCAGAGGACGGCTGGCGCACCATTGAGATGCTTCGGCCGCACACAAACAAAGCCAAGAAGAAGCGAGATACCAAGCCGCGTGGGATGACCAAAGAGCGATACCAGATCAACCGAGAGGGCTGGCGTGGCGCAGCGATGCACGCAGCGACCGTGCTCGCGCAGGACGCGCTCCAGCACGTGATTGACTGGGAGCAGAACACAATGACCCTCGGTCAGTCCCTGATGATTGACGAGAAGCTGGACGAGCAGGAGGCGCGTGCCAAGTATCCGCACGGCTTTGACACGCTCGTGGCTGACGAGGACTGGGTTGCCGTCTGCAAGTTGTGCGGGCTGGCTGGGGCAGTGGACGACAAACTCAAGGAGGTCAATGGGCTGATCTTCAACGTGACCTGCTCAACGAACTCCTACAAGGTCTCGGGAGAATGACGCTCGTAGACTTTGACGCCAAGTTCGCAAGGCACCTTGACAACACGCGCCGGTGGCAGGCGTTCAGGATCATTGCCGACGACCTGATGGCACGCGGTCGTCCTATCAGCATCGTGGAGACAGGCTGCGCTCGCCAGCCAGACAACTGGTCAGGAGACGGCCAGAGCACGCTGGTCTGGGACTGGCTGCTCGACAAGGTGGGTGGCACCGGCTTGAGTATGGACATCAGCAAGGAAAACTGCGCCGCCGCAGCTGCACAGGTCCAGCACTTCAAGGTGGCGTGCGTGGACTCAGTGGTCGGGCTTCGCACGATGGTCACGCCAGAGACGATTGACTTCCTGTATCTGGATTCGTATGACGTGAGCCCAGGCATTGAGTCGCCAACCCATCACCTCGCCGAACTGACCAGCATCTACCCACGCCTGCCGTCTGGCTGCCTCATTGCTGTGGATGACTGCAAGGTGAATGGCAACGGTAAGGATCGCTTCGTCAAGGCGTGGCTGAGAAGCCTCGGCGTTGAGCCCATTCAGGACTCCTACGTGACAGTCTGGCGGAAGCCGTAGACTAGGCGGCGAGCTGCGCTTCGGCGCGGCCCATCGCCTGCCGGTGGAGTCCTCCCATCGGCAGGCTTACTTCACGAGGACAGGAGGACACGTGGCTGCAGCACCGAAGCCTGACAAATACGACGTGCTTGAGGCATACGTTGCCGACTTACAAGCTGCGCTCAATGTCTCCTACTGGAAGATCACCGTGGCTCGTGATGCGTCAGACGTAGAAGCGTGGGCTGACATCAACCCGCACGCACAGGCTGAGACCGCAGAGCTGCGCGTGAGCCACGACTTCTGGAAGCAAACGCCAGAACTCCAGCGCGAGGTGCTGACGCACGAGATGCTGCACGTCGTGACAGCCAGACTCGATCAGACCGTTGAGGCGATGGAGGAAGCGTTCGGCAAGATTGCCTGGGCTATCTATGACCCGCTTTACGAGGATGCAACCGAGCGCGTGGTGGATCACTTGGCGAAGGTGATCGCGCCTGGTCTGCCGCTGCCAGAGTTCCCGAAGGCGTGACCTTTCAGCGGCCGTGCCTTGACTGCGGCGTGCTGACGATGGTGGGCAACAGATGCCAGACACATCGAGCAGCGGCGCAGAGCCGGTGGAAGGAAGGCAGACCCAACCCCTACCTTGACCCAGCCTGGAAGAAGCTGAGCAGCCAGATCAGGAGCAAGCGTGGCTGGTGTGAGGTGTGCGGCACAACCCGCAACCTGACGGTTGACCACCTTGATCCGATCAGCAAAGGCGGTCCGCTACTAGCGCCAGAGCACAGGCTTCGGGTAGTATGCAGACCGTGCCACGGTCGCTTGACCAAGCACAAGTAGGAGCAGAGGAGAGAGGACAATGAGCCGCATCGCGTGGTACTCAAACGCTTGCCACATCCCTTCGGGCTATGGGATGCAGACCGCACAGGTCGTTCATCAGATGGTTGCCGACGGACACGAGGTTGCGATCAGCGCGAACCACGGCGCTGCCGTGATGATGAACTGCGCGCACGGTCATCCAATCTTCCCTGAAGGTCTGATCCGCTATTCGCTTGACGCAGCGCCTGAGAACATCAAGACGTGGGTCGGCGATCAGCCAGGCTTCGGCGTGATCCTCTTTGATCTCTGGCCGCTGAACGGCGTTGATGCGTTCAAGGAACTGAATCTCGCCTGCTGGACACCGATTGACCACGACCCAGTGCCACCTGGCGTCACCAAGTTCGCTATGGAAGGCAAGCATCACATCATCGCAATGAGCCGCTTCGGTGAGGACAGACTCCTGAAGGCTGGCATCCCAAGAGAGGAACTGACCTACATCCCGCACGCCATTGACCGCACTGTCTTCAACGACCGAGGCAAGGGCGCACGACAGGCAATGGGCATCCCTGAGGACGCCTTCCTCGTCGTGACGAACGCAGCCAACCGAGGACGCATCCCAGTGCGCAAGGCGTTCGGCGAGATGGCTGACGCAATGGCGACGTTTATGAAAGACCGACCTGACGTCTACTGGATGCTGCACACAGAGCCAAACGGACACAGTGAAGGCGTGAACATTCCTCGACTTATCGCCGCACTTGGCATTGACTCGCAGCGCGTGCGGTACCCACACCCAGTCCACTTCCGCAACGGCATCCCGCAAGACGCAATCGCACAAATGCTTTCTGCTGCGGACTGCCATCTCTTGACGTCTATGGGTGAAGGCTTCGGAATCCCAGTCGCCGAAGCAGCCGCCTGTGGGACTTTATCCATAGTCTCTGATTTCTCAGCGCAGCCAGAACTCTTGACGGTGCACGGCAAGAAAGTGCCAGTACAACGCGTGTGGGATGAGTTCCAGACATCGTTCTTCGCAATCCCGAACGTGCCTGCCATCGTCACTGCGCTGCAGGAAGTTTACGAAGAGACGAAGGGGGGGCGGGTAGACAGGGGGGCGGTATCCGCTGCGATGGAACGCTACGACCAGGTCAAGGTCTATGAGCAGGACTGGAAGCCGCTGATCGAGCTGATGACAGCGCGCAAGAAGCCGACGGCAACACCAATGCCGAACCGCGCACAGCGTCGCGCATCCAAGAACAAGTAGAACGTCTGTCCTAATAGGGGGCGGTCAAGATTCTAAATACACGAGGCGGTCGGGTAT